ACTATAGACTTTGATCAAGTACTAATTACATCAGCTGATACGGTGCAAACAACAGCAGATGGAACTAAAACATATGTTAAATACGAAAATGATATGCCGTCGTCTGTTATAGCTTTAACTACTAAACAAGGACCATACACTCACAGTGAAATATTAAATATTTTAGCAGGTCCTGAATGGTTCGTAAACGTACCTAATTAATATGAGTAAGATAGGACCAATAGCACAATCTGATACATCTATTATAACTGATGGGTTAGTATTCAATATGGACTTTTCTAAGTTTGCATGTTACCCGAGATCAGGAACTACATGTACAGATTTAAATGCATCCATAGATGGTACATTTACTAATGGGGCAACATTTACTTCAGATAATTTAGGTGCATTTGTAGGAGATGGAGTAGATGATTTTGTAAACTGTGGAAATAATGCAATTTTCCAAAGTTTCCCATTAACTATAGAGGCATGGGTTTTCAATGACGCCGAAAAAGATAGAAATGCAATAATAACTAAAGGACGATCTTCAGGTAATAAAACCGATAGGGATTGGGATATAATTTGGATTGATACATCTAGAACAAATATGGATTTCATGGTTAGCGATGGAGGAAGTAATTGGTCTGTATTTTTACAAGCGACTAAACCATCAGCGGGTGCATGGCATCAAATAGTAGCACAATGGGATGGTACAACAAGTACTAATGGAGCAAAAATTTTTACGGATACAATTTTAGCTGGTCAGACAACAGCTACCACTACAGTAGTTGCTAATAATCATGGAGTTAATATCGGGGGATTCCACCCAACTAATGCTAATAGAACTTGGGATGGGAAGATTGCAGTAATTAGAATGTATAATAGAGTTTTATCTACTGATGAAATATCTATTAATTATAACGCATTAAAAGAAAGATTTGGATTATGAGTAAGTATGATAACAGATATATTATATTTGATATTACCGAGTTAGATACTTTAAATTTTGATCAGGTATTAGAAACATCAGCAGATACAATTGTTTATAATTTAGCTGAAACAAAAACCGTTGTAAAGTATGTTTTTGGAGATATGCCATCTTCTGTGCAAGCATTAACTACTAAAGAAGGTCCATATTCATATACAGAAATAAAAAATATTTTAACAGGTTCAGAGTGGACTAATCCTAATGAAGATTTAGATTAAATTTTGTAATTTAACAAAAATTTATTATATTTATACCAGTAAAAATAAGTCATGATTAAAGAAAATAAAAAGTTAACGCAAGAAGAAATTAAAAGTCTTACTGAATTAAAAGACCAATTTGATGATGTTGTAGGTAGAATTGGAGTAGCCGAAGCCCAAATTATGGGATTGGATAGACAAAAACAAACCTTAAATTCCGAATTAGTAGCACTTCAAGAAAAAGAAAAGTCTGTAGCTCAACAACTCGAACAAAAATATGGGAGAGGACGTTTATCATTAGAAACAGGGGAAATAATTCCTTTGTAAGTTTTTTTTAAAGGTTTTTGTCATATTTATAACCAAAATTTAAATAAACTAAAATGGCAGAAACAATTGTATCACCAGGTGTACTGACGAGAGAAAATGATCAGTCCCAGATTACATCCCAACCCGTAGTAGTAGGAGCTGCTTTGTTAGGCCCTACAGTTAAAGGTAAACCTAATATTCCTACTATTGTAACAAGTTACTCAGATTATCAATCTAAATTTGGGTCTACTTTTATAAGTGGGTCAGGAACAGGAGCAGTAGAAAAGACATTCTTAACCTCAATTGCAGCACAAAATTATTTTGCTAATGGAGGTGAAACACTAGCTATTACAAGAATTGTTTCTCGTTCTTCTGATTTTTCTCCTGCAACTAGTTCATTTATCACTTCACCAGCAGAATCAGGTGTTCTTAATACTCCTATTACTGCTACTAGTAGTTTAAGTATTAATGCTTTTAATATTACTTCATCCGCAGGTAATGGTCCTGGAACTGAACAAAAAGCTATTCAAGATGGATCTGGTAATGGTACTGGATTACAACTTACAGCTAGTTTTTCTACCTCAGAAAGTATATCTACAATTACTTTAAATGGCGGTACTGGATTTGTGGTTGGAGAAACAGTAACTTTCACTTCTCAATCTTTAGGATCAAATAAAGGAGGAGGTACTGATTTAATCATTACAATATCAGCTGCTAATATTATTAATAGTGAACCTTTTGTATTAGAAACATTATCTGAAGGAACTATTTTAAATAGTGATAGTACTTTGGGAACAAATGGTGTTTTACCAAACGGAACAGAAGATAATTTTAGGTGGCAAATCGCTAATTCTAATACTACAAATGGTACATTTACTCTCATTATTAGAAGAGGTGATGATACAACTACAAGCCCATCAGTACTTGAAACATTTACTAATTTATCCTTAGATCCTAGATCACCTAATTATATTAGTAAACAAATTGGTAACCAAGTTCAAACTATAAGAGGAACAGGTACTGATATATATCTTCAATCTACTGGTTCATTTAGAAATGCTTCTCGATATGTTAGAGTCAAAGAAGTGAAATTAAATACTCCTGATTATCTTGATAATAATGGTGTAGCTAAAGCTCAATTTACATCATCTATCCCAACTAACCAAAGTGGTACATTTGGAGCAGCTACTGGAGAAATTTATGAAGGGGCTGATACTTTATATGACCAAATTAATTCTACTAAAACACAAGGATTAGTAGGAGAAAGCTATACAGATGCAATTAATCTTCATGCAAATAAAGATGATTTTAGATTTAATGTAATATCTGCACCTGGTTTATATTATGAAGGCTATCCAACCCAAGTAAACAGATTAATTGAAGTTTGTGAAAACCGAGGTGATGCTATTGCAGTAACTGATTTAGTTGCTTATGGAAGTACATTAACTAATGTTACTACTCAAGCTGGTAATATTGATAGTTCATATGTTGCTACTTATTGGCCATGGGTTGAAGTCCAAGTACCGGATTTAGTAGGGGCATATGAATTTATTCCTGCATCAACACTTATTCCTGGTGTGTATGCTTTCACTGATAATGTATCTGAACCATGGTTTGCACCTGCAGGTATTAATAGAGGTGGATTAGGTAGTGTAACACAAGCAGAAAGAAAATTAACTCAATTAAATAGAGATGATCTTTATACTAATAAAGTTAATCCATTAGCTACATTCCCAGGTAGAGGAGTTGTAGTATTTGGTCAGAAAACATTACAAACTAGAGCTACAGCTTTAGATAGAGTAAATGTTAGAAGATTATTAATTGCACTTAAATCATTCATTGGTCAGGTAGCTGATAATTTAGTATTTGAACAAAATACAGCAGCTACAAGAAATAACTTCCTATCTCAAGTCAACCCTTATTTAGAAAGTGTTCAACAAAGACAAGGATTATTTGCATTTAATATAGTAATGGATGATTCCAACAATACTCCCGATGTAATTGACAGAAATCAGTTAGTTGGCCAAATATTTGTTCAACCAACAAGAACCGCAGAATTCATTATTTTGGATTTCAACATTTTACCAACAGGAGCTGAATTTTCCGCTTAATTAAAAGTTTAAATTTAACATATTTATAATAAAATAAAAATAAAATGCCAGTACTAAACCCAAACGAAATATTTTTTACAGCTTTTGAACCCAAAGTTCAGAATAGGTTTATAATGTTTATTGATGGATTTCCAGCATACGTTATTAAAGCTGTATCGGGTATGGGATTTTCTCAAGAAGAGATAATGCTTCCACATATTAACGTTTACCGAAAGATTAAAGGTAAATTAAAGTGGAATGACTTAACATTTACTCTTTATGATCCGATCACACCTTCAGGTGCCCAAGCCGTAATGCAGTGGACTCGTTTACACCACGAATCTGTAACAGGTAGAGATGGTTATTCTGATTTCTATAAGAAAGATTTAACCCTCCAAGTATTAGGACCTGTTGGAGATGTTGTTTCAGAATGGGTAATAAAAGGAGCATTTATTAAATCAGCCGATTTTGGAGAGTATAACTGGGAAAACGACACAGCAGCTCAAAACCTATCAATGGTAGTAGGAATGGATTTCTGCGTATTGAATTTCTAAGGTATTATTTTATTTATTTATATTTAAGGATGTCCGGTATTTATTACCGGACATTTTTTTTCTATGAGAGCAAAAGTTATAAAACCTGCAATACAGGACCAACCTGCAACTTTTTCAAGTATAGTTTCTAAGGGAAATTTGACTATTGGTGGAACTATTACAGTTAGTGGTTCAATTAATATATCTGGAAGTGAAGATTTAACTGTTAATGATATAACAGCATCTGGCAATATAAGTGCAAGTGGAGATATTTTTGCTAATACTGGCTCAATTAAACATATAACTAATATAGATGAAATTAGAAAAGATGCAGATACTTTTATTAGATTTGAGGATAGCAAATTAACTTTAAATAGTTTTGGAACTACTGCTAATTCTATACTTGAAATAGGATCTTTAGAGGGAGAAGAAGGATTTACTGTAAAAGCTGATAAAATACACCTTAACAGTTATGGTAATAATCCATTTATACGGTGCCAGCATAGTATAAATTCAACTCAATTTTTTCAAAATATAACTGCATCTGGTAACATAAGTTCAAGTGGACAAATTATTGGTGATGTAGTAGATACCAGTTTTGAAACATTCTTAAACTTTGAATCTGCTACAGCATATACTTATATTGCTCCTTTTCCACTAACAGTTAACTTTACTGGTTCATCTACATCATCAATGGAGGTGGTAGGTTTTGTTACCGCAAGTGCAAATACAGATACTTTTTCTACTCAACAAACTCCACCAATAACTTTAAATACTTTTGATAAGTTAAAAATAACTCCATCATCTTCAGGTTTATTCACATTTAGCGGTTCTAGAACAATATGATACAATATATAACAATACCAGCTCCTTCCACAGGAGGAGGATTTGATTTAACACTACAACAATCACAAACTAGAAGTGTTTTCTTATCTAGTTCAGCCGTATTTACAGTAACTACTGATACAGCTGGAGTAACTTTAACTAATGCGGATTGGTATGAAGATAATATTTATATTGGTTCGGGATTAACATTACCTTACACTGCTAGTAATTTATTAGGAGACCGTCCTATTAAGTGTTTTGCATCAGATGGTACTTCAGCTGCATCTGGTTCATTTACTCATGAAGTAGTAGGTGTAATCTATGACCATATAAGACCTGATTGGCCAGACATAGATTCCCTAGTAAGTGAGGGAGATGAAAAAATTGTAATACAAACTGCGGTATTTGATACTGGTTCCAATTATCTACATTTCAGATGTGCAGGTAATTTTGATGTGGATTGGGGTGATGGTACCTCTAATTCATATAGTGCTAATAGTGAAGCAGGTCGTATTTATACAGCTTCTGCTTTCCCAGCTTCAAGTGCTTCTTCAGCAGGATATAAAGTAGCTACTTGTACTGTTACACCTCAATCAGGACAACAACTCACGGAATTCCTTACGGGTGTAACTGCTAATACATCTGCTACCCCTAATCCTGGTTTAGCTGGAATAGCAAGCAATATGTTAGATATCAGAATGGCAGGTACCAATTTTACAAAAATAAGAATAGAAGGAGAAAACCGAGAAAGAAGAGAAATGTTAGAAAGGGTGGTTTTTGTTGGTAATATGGGAACTCTGAATGGTAGTACTAACTTCGCATTCAGTCACAACAGAGCATGCAAATTCTTCAGATATCCTAACCCTAATGCTAATTTCGACGGTAACACATCTTTTTCTAATAATACCGCTTTACTGGCATGTACTATAGGAGATACAGATTTTAGACAAGATTTAAAACATGTAGTAAGTGGACAAAGCTTATTTACTGGTAATGCTTCTATGCTCCATGCTGATGGCCCTTCCGGAAGCCTTAGTGGTTCATCATGTACTACTACCAGACAGATGTTTCAATCTTGTGATAACCTTAGAAATGTTGGCAATTTAGAATTTCCTAATGCCTCAAATACATTAGATATGTTTGCGGGGTGTCGAAATTTGCAAAAAATAGGTAATCAAACAATGAATAGTTCAACTGGAACAGCTAATTCAGATGGTATATTTGACTTTTCTAATGTAACTCAGGCAGAATCTACTTTTGAACAATGCTCAGCGTTAGTAGATGTTTATTTTCCTCCTAATCTAACATTTCCTTCTGCTACTGATTCAGATTCAATGTTTAATGGGTGTAATAGTTTAAAAGTCTTCAGACCTAATCCTGATATAGTAGCGAACACCACAACAACTGGGCAGATGTTTAAAAGTTGTGTTATGTTGCATACATTAGGACCATTAAATATAGGTAAAAGTACAAACATCAACACAATGTTTCAAACTTGTGAAAGTTTGAAAACAATAGAATCCATGTCATTTCAATCTGTGACATCTGCGACATCATTTCTTATTTCTACTGAAGTGATAGCTAATTTTCCACATTTTAATTTTATTTCAGCTACTAGTCTTGATTCAGCATTTGAAAGTTGTGATTTTACTAATACAGTTCAAACACCCATTAGTATAAGCATGAATATAAATACTAATTGCAATGATTTATTTAGAGCAGCTTCTAGAATTAAGGCTATTTATATTACTGGTTCTAATAATGTAACTAACTGGAATGAAGCATTTCATTCTAATTCCCGTTTAATTAAACTGGAAGCTGATATGAGTGGAGGAACATCATTTACTAGCACATTTGCAGGTTGTGATAGTCTACAAGATATTGATATCCCAGGTATAGCTCATAATGTGGATTTCAGTGATTGTCATAGTATGACTAAAGAAGTATTAGATGGACTATTTGAAAGTTTAGCTACAGTATCAGGAAAAACAATAGATGTAAGCGGTTGTCTAGGAGCTTCAACTTGCGATACATCAATAGCAACCAATAAAGGTTGGACAGTTACAACATAAAAATTAAAAATTATGCCAAAGTTTTACTCAGGATCAGCTTATTATAATTACGATAGTACAGAAGACTATTGGTGGACAGGTCATACTATACATGGCCCTTATCAACAATGGGAATTAACAATTACAAATCATGAAGACCATTCTTATCCATTTAATGGATGGACATGGTATGATACTGCTCCATTAGAATATATTACCTGGTACAGTAGTTCATTTGTAGATGATGGTGAAGAGTAATTCTTTTAATTTTTTTTTAATTTTTCTTATCTCTTTATATATTTATCACTGAATAAAAAGTTATTTTTTTAAATTGTAATCTATGTCTGAAACTAAGTTTAACTTCCCTACTGAGACCATCGAACTTCCTTCTAAAGGATTAGTATATCCTGAAGACCATGCTCTTCGATCTGGTACTATTGAAATGAAATACA